TTACCCTCCCTATATAAGAGCCTGACAATATATTATCAACCCCCTAAAAAAATTTTTTTGTCAGGTACTTGCAATCCTGATCAGGGTGCCCATATACTGTGTACCGCAGCACGGTGCTGCACTAACCAACGGAGACCTGACCATGAACATCTTGGATCGCAACAAAGCCTTCACCGCCGCAGAGTTTAAAGCCCTACCGCGCAATGCGGACGGCGACATTATCGACCTTTGGGCCGCATTTGTTTGGCTTACGCCGCAGCAAGTAGGTGCTTTGACCGCTGACGATTACAGCCGCGTTGAGGACTACAACGAGGAACTGCGCTGCATCGTCGCAGAGTTTGCCTAATCAACCCGCCGGGGGCAATCCCGCCCCCGGCACCTAACCAACGGAGACCTGACCATGAACATCCTCGAACAAATCGAATCCCGCTTCACCGAAACCAAGACCGCTTGCAAGCTGTACGCGACCACCGCCAGCGCCACCAAGGCCGCCGAGGCTGAGGTCGCCAAGCTGAACAAGGCGCACGGCGTCGAGATCGACTGCCTCTACATCATCACCTTCGTGCCCAGCCAGCAGAAATTCACGGTCGTCTTCGACCTCAGCCGCTGGGTCAACCGCTACGGCAGCGGCACCTATCTCGGCTGGTTCTCCCGACGCAACTTCTTCAGCATCTAACACCAACCCGCCGGGGGCTTCGGCCCCCGGCACAAAGGAGACACGACATGATCCGCAAAATTCTCAGCCTGTTCCGCCGCCGCAAGCCCAACCCCGAGTGGCGCTTCGTCGCCTTCCAAATAATCGAAACAACGCGCAATTTAAAGCGTTGACATCAACGTCTGACCGCCTATATAACAGTCACTGACACCAACCAACGGAGACCTGACCATGTACTACAATATGTTTGAACACGCCGCCGCCGCGCAGAACGACGATATCGACCTGATGATCACCATCGGCAAGCTGGCCCGCACGATCTACGAGATGCCGCGCAGTCACTCCCACGCGACGGTCGTGCGGACCGTCCGCGATGCCATCGCCATTGCCGGCGGCCGCCTCAACCATCAGGCAGCCGAGACCGAGGTCCGCGCTTTTTGCGACAGCATCATCGACCCCGCCCTGTGCCGCGACGACATCGACGACCTGATCGCCGACTACATCAACACAGCCGAGCGCATGGTTGAGGAGGGCTGGGAATAATGGAACTGCTGTATCCTGATCTGCTGAAGCACAACATCGCCGCCGGGAATTTGACCCGGCGGCAGGCCTACAACTTCCTGATCGAGCACGACGTCTACCCGTGCAAGGCTGTCGAACTACTCGGCGACTACGCGCCGCTTGACACTGACGACAGTCCTGACTTATAAACTGACACGACGTGATTTGAGGTGATGACATGACAATGAAGCAGTTACTCCCCCACCAGATCGAGGACGCCAAGTTCCTCGCCTCCAAGGCCTTCGCCGGTAACTTCTCCGGCATGGGCAGTGGCAAGACGCTGACCGCCCTAGAAGCCTTCCGGCTGGTACGCGAGCTGGTGACCGATCAGGTCATCATCGTCGGCCCGCCGATCAGCCTGCGTATGTGGGCTTCGGAGTTCGAGGCCTTCTTCCCCGGCGACAAGGCGCAGCTCGTCAAGACCGGCAAGACCAAGATCGACGGCTCCGCCTCGGCGCTGGTCATGTCCTACGAGATCGCAACCAAACGCGCCGCCGAGTTGTCCCAGCTCAAGGCCCGCGCCCTGATCCTCGACGAGGCGCACGCCTGCAAGTCAGTCAAGGCCAAGCGCACCAAGGCCATCCTCGGCAGTGGAGGCATCGCCAGCTCAGTGGCGCACTGCTGGTTCCTGACCGGCACGCCGATCACCCGCTGGAACGATGACCTGTACCCATTCCTGTGCCGCGCCGATCTGAACGGCATGCGCCGTCGCTGCGGCGGCGACCATATTGATCGCTTCAATCTGCGCTACACCATCGTGCAGAAGCGTCAGTTCCCCGGCGCTCGCTACCCCACCAAGATGACGGTCGGCAGCCGCAACACAGATGAGCTGAACGAGTGGCTGTTCGACGGCGGCCTCGCCGTTCGCCGCGAACTGGCCGAGGTCTGGGCTGCTATGCCTCCCCTCACTATTAACCGCCTGCCCGTCGGCCTGTCGATGGACGACGAGCTGCGCGATATCCTCGCTGGCTTCAAGACGCAGGCCCAGATCGATCAGGCCGTTGCCGCGAACGACGAGCACATTGCCACCGCCCGCCGCAAGATCGGCGAGGCCAAGGTGCGCGAAGCCGCCGCCGAGATCCGCGACCGCGTGGCCAGCGGTGCCGGTGCCATCCTCGTCGGCGCTTGGCACACTGGCGTCATCGACGCGCTGGTCTCCGAGCTGTCGGGCCTGCGGGTCGCCGCCCTCGACGGCCGCACCAGCAGCGCCCGCAAGGACGAGCTGCAGCGTGACTTCAACGAGGGCAGGCTGGACGTGCTGGTCGGCCAGATCGCGGCTATGGGCGTCAGCCTGAACCTGCAGCACGGCGGCAACCGCATTGTCGTCGTCGAGGAGGACTGGTCGCCTGCCATCATGGATCAGTTCTACGCCCGCCTTCACCGCATCGGTCAGACCGAGCATGTCCACGTCGACATCCTGCAGTCCGACGACAAACTATCTCAGGCTGTGGCCCGCATCTCCTCCGCGAAGCGCCGGTCCCACGAAAGATGTCTTGATTTGCCATTCATTTCAATCCGTAACATGGGTTGAGATTGTGTGAGGATGAAAGGGAGGTCTAGCATGATTAAACAGGGTGTATTCTTGCTCTTAGCTGTATTTGCAATCCTGCTGACGTGGGAGCATCAGATCCGTCTGGACGCCGTCGATTACAGCGAGTGCGGCGGCGTCTTTTGCGAAATGAAAGAGAAATAAGATGAGTGTACGTGATGCAGTTCTGCGCGGTGCCGATATCCACGAAGCCCGGAAGGACTGGGGCTTCGACCGCACCACTTACTTGAACAGCTCGGAGGCTGACGCCTGCATCCGCAGCATATGGTATTCCAAGCATCGTCCGGGGGAGGCGGCCGCGCAGGACTGGGGGTTCGCCCGGCGCGGCCACGCTGTCGAGCGTTACGTTATCGACAGCTTGTCTCTCCTGAACGATGTGTCTCTCGACCTTGTAGGTACTGGTCAGGTCAGCCTGCAGGACGAGAAGCGCCGGCTCTCGGCGACACCCGATGGGGTCATACGGTTTGGCGACGGGGATTGGTTGGGCCTCGAAGTCAAGTCCATAGACCCGAGAACAAACACCGGGCGTCTGCCGAAGCCGGCGCACATTACTCAGATGCGCATTGCTATGGCTTTGCTGAACCAGAAGACTGACTACAAGCTGTCACAAGGTTACCTGCTCTACGTCGACGCGTCGAACTTCAACCGTATGTTCGAGTTCGTCATCGACGTTGACGACCGCATCCTCGATGTCTATGCCAACAAGGCCAAGCGGGTTTTCTCTGCGGTCAGCGACAGCGTGCTCGACCGCGAGGGCAAGCGTACTGGCGAGTGTAAATACTGCCCCTTCACTGCCATATGCGGTGTGGCTGCCGAAGAGAGCCGGACGCCCCGGCCTAAGTCGCGGCCCGGTGGCTTTGATACGGCGGTGCTGCGCTATGTAGAGCTGCAGGACACAGAGGCCGCCATCAAGGCTGAGAAGGACAGCCTGAAGGAAGATATGAAACAAGCTCTGCAGTCCGCAGGGCCAATGATCGTCGGCAACATCGAGGTCTCGATGTCGCTGACCAAGGGACGTGCCAGCCTTGATCGTAAGGCTGTCGCGGCGGCGGGGATCGATCTGACCCCGTTTGAAAAAGTGGGCGCTCCCGTGGAGCGCCTTAACGTGAAACGTGTCAACTAGAAAGGTGACCGATATGACTAACGCACTTACTGCTTTTATTAACGACACCAACCTGCCAGCTCTGGACGACGACGCGATAGCCGCTGCCATCGACTCCAGTCAAGAGGAGGATGGTTACTCTCAGGGGGGTGGTGTCACGTTCATCGACTTCTCTGGCAAGATGAATCAGTACCGGGTCGGCAAGGATCGTGAGGCTATCGACCCCGAGAGTATGTTCCTGTTCGAGCCTATCTCGGCAATCAAGGGCTGGATCTGCTGGAAGGGTGGCAAGGTCGTCGGCCGTGAGGAGTGGTCGTACCTGAACAAGGCCGCCGCTGTAGCCGCCGAAACCCTTGAGGATCACGGACCCTACAAGGAAGGCGACGGATGGAAGCCGCTGCGCGGTTTTGGATGTGTTGCCCTCGACGGTAGCGGGCAGAACTTCAAGTTCTCCTCAAACGCAGCCGGTGCCCGCAACTCCATAGAGGCGATGCTGTCACAAGTATCCAATCAGATTAAAAGCGACGAGCCGTCGTTGCCTATAATCAAGTTCGCATCCGAGAGCTTCACGGCGAACGACCACACGAACTGGAAGCCTACTTTCCCGGTCGTGGCGTGGGTTACTCGGGAGGCCGCGCAGGGGTTCTTCGCAGGCGGTAGCCTTGATGATCTGCTCGCGGGCAAGCAGCCCAAGAAGCTGAAGTAGGGGGAGGCCGCCGCTTGTTACGCAAATGTTACGGGACGGGCGGCGGCTGCCCTGTTACGCAAAAGTTACGGAACTGGGGGGAGATCTTTCAATAATTCAAGCACACCCCCCCTAACTAAAAGTACTTTAAAGTACTTTTATGGCTCAGTTAGAGGGGGGTGTGCTTGAATTATTGAATTATTCGCCGAGGCGTCATGTACAAACTGATCACGGATACCGAAGAGCTGCAGAAGTATGTCGACGCCATCGGCGACAGGTTCTGCGCACTCGACTTTGAAACCACCTCTCTGCGGCCAGAGGACGGCCGTGTGAGGCTCGTCAGCCTGTTCGATGGTACTCGGGGTGCCGTCGTGGACTTCGACGCTATACAGGGAGGATTTGAGGCCTGCGCTGGTATGTTCAGCAAGGGGGAGTGGATTGTATTCAACAGCGGGTTCGAGCTGCGGTGGTTCATCGCCGCTGGCTACCCGGAAACCCGCTGCCGGGATGTTGGGTTCCTGCGCCGCGCCATCCTTGGCGGCGGCCGCTATAGCCTGAAGCAGGTTGTGGCGTGGGATCTCGACCGGGAGATGGATAAGACGGAGCAGACCAGCAACTGGGCTGCGCCAGAGCTGACGCAATCCCAACTCGGCTACGCTTTCAAGGATGCGGTCGACACATGGGATTTGTTCCAGCATTGGTACGACAGGTCCGACGAGCTGCATCTGGGGGCGTGGGAGCTGCTCGACGGGATGGTGCCGGCGGTGATCGAGATGGAGGAAAGTGGCATGCTCGTCGACACCCACCGCCACCGTCAGCTTGCCAAGCATTGGGCTGAGATATCTGAGGAGAAAGTCAAAGCCCTCCGGGAAGTCGTTTCGCCGGATCAGGTAGCCAACATCAACAGCGACACGCAGTGGAGCGACTTCTTCGCCCGCGAGATGCCAGACAACATACTGTCCAAGTGGCCACGCACCGATAAGACGGGCATGCTATCCATGACCGGCAGCACGCTGTCGAAGATCGGGGCGCACTTCTACGGGCACTTCGGGGAGAACCCGATCACGACACTGGTCGACGCCCTGCGCGACTACAAGAAGATGTCGAAGTATCTCAGCAGCTTCGGCAACACGCTGTCCGACAAGGCGCAGATGCACGACGACAACCGAGTGCGCTGCCGGTTTAACATTGGCGCGGCGAAGACCTGCCGGTTCTCTTCCAGCGGCCCGAACCTGCAGCAGATACCACGCGACCTCGACCTGCTCGGCGAACGTACCAGTGTGCGGTCATCGTTCATCGCGCCACCCGGCAAGAAGCTGGTCAGCTTGGACTACAGCGGGATCGAGCTTCGCGTCCTTGCCCTGCTATCAGAGGACGAGCAGCTCCTGCACGACGTTGTGCACGGCGACGTGCACGCCGAGGTGGCGTCTGTCGTTGCTGGCCACACCATCGACAAGTCGACGCCGGAGGGCAAGGCTGCCCGTACCGCAGCCAAGGCCGTTAGCTTCGGCATAATCTACGGGTCCGGTGCTGGGGGTCTGTCCGTCACGATGCGGACATCCAGCACCAAGGCGCAGAAGTACATCGACTTCTGGTCAGAGCGATACACCAACGCGTTCGAGTACCGCAACGTGATGATGGAGCAGGCCGCCAAGACGCGATACATCCGGTGCGTCGACGGCGGCACCATCTACATGGGCAAGAACCCGGACCTGCCGAAGTGCGCGAACTATCCAGTTCAGCGGGCTGCCCTTTCGGTCATGGCCCGCGCTATCTACAGGCACAAGCGAACGCTAAACGCACATCGTCAGGCTAGACAGCAGCAGCAGACACTGATACTATCCACGATCCACGACGCGTTGATTGACGAGGCTGCGGCCGACGACGCGCAGAGATGCCTCCAGCTCATGCAGGAGGATATGACTACCGGTTACCTTGACCTGTTCCCCGGAGCCCCGACGGACGGACTGGTTGAGGGAGGCATTGGTGATAACTGGGGCACATTAGGTTAGAGGAGATAACCATGTTTAACAGTGTAATAAAGCATGACGTTGCTGCGCTCGAGAAGCGCGTGGCTGACTTGGAGAAGGAGCTTTCGTCTGCGTTGAAGGCGCTGGCTTTCTTGAAAGGGCAATTGACTACGACTCAGCCCGCCGAGAAGAAGAAGAAGCTGCGCCAGCGCAAGAACCGCCGCCGGCATCACGACGCAAAGCACTTGATGTACGACAACGAAGGCCGCGTCGATATCGAGAAAAGCCTCTCGGCTATTAACCGCCGTGCGCAGGATATTATGACTGGCTGCTGGCCCAGACACAGCGCGGAAAGCCGGATCGACCACGCTCTCAGGCGGTCTACGCCGGGTGCTGGGGGCATGATTAGCAGGGAGCAGTGGATCTCCGATAACCCTGAGCAGCTCGAGCTGTGGCCTCGATGACCCGCACTGAGCAGTTCGACGCCGCCTGCGCCGACGTAACGCAGAGGCGCGAGGCAAACTACGGACACCCGCTGGATAACTTCCGGCGGGGTCAGGCTATCATGGATGTTGTGGCGGAGTGTCCTCACCCAGAGGTGCGATGCGCCCTCACGCTGATTGCAATCAAGATGGCGCGGCTGATCGCTACGCCGGACCATCTCGATAGCGCCATAGATATCGCTGGCTATGCACGCACCATTGTTATGGCACTAGATGAACAGGAGAAAAGAGATGGCTAAAACGGGAGCCGAAAGGCAGAAGGAGTACGAAAAGCGCAAGATCGATGCCGGCTTCAAGCGGGTGCCGGTCTGGGTTCCGGCCGACAAGGTCGAGGAGCTACGCGCTTTTGCGGAGACCTTGCAAAAATAAATCCTATGGGGGGTTGTCATACACTGACGACCCCCCATATACTGAGGGAACCAACCAAGGAGACCTCAGATGTTTACAGACGCAAAGACAGCCCTCGACTTTATCCTCGCTGGCAAGGCCCGCGTGACCCTGACCAGCAAGGTCAGCGGCAATTCGTTCACCTTCAAGGTTGACGCGCCAAAGGACCGGACGACCGGCGAGACCGACCGCAGCATCCTGTTCGTCAAGGTGCTGAACGGCCCCGACAACAACTGGAACGGCGACTGGCTGTTCATCGGGTTTATCCGCCCGGTCTCTCCGTCCCGCCTCGTCGGTTCTAAGAAGGGCCATCCGAACGCGCCGTCGTTCCGCGCACTGGACTGGACCCTGCGCCAGCTCGCTGCAGGGCACATACCGGAGGCGCTGGAGATCCGGCACGAGGGCAAGTGCGGTCGCTGCGGTCGCGCCCTGACCCGGCCGGAAAGCATTGACAGCGGCTTCGGTCCTGAGTGTATAACAAAGTTCTAGCGCGACCGGAGGCGCGGGGTTTTCCGCTCTCCCCGAACCGGCAACTAGGCGGCGCTTTATAGCGCCGCCTTTTTTCTTTTCCACGTAAGGAAGTCCGCGCCCTCTTCCAGATCAGCAAACGCACTGATGCGTTTGACCGCGTTGCTTTCCTCTGGGTCGATCACAAACAGGATTGTAGCCCCGTATTCATCCCGGTGGAAATTGTGCCGGGTTGCGTACTCGTCAATCCATTTGTATCCACGGGCGCGACCCATCCATACGACACGCCCGTCATCCAGTTCTTCATGCGTCAGCCCCCATGTGTGGTGATGACCCGCAACGTAGATGTCAGCGTCCTCGTCAAACAACGCCGCACGTTTCTGCCCGTGCAGCCGGTTATAGATCGAGGTGCCTTTGTGGTTATGCGCCGCGTCGATCCTAACCTCGCCACCTCCGGGGAAGCGCAGCTTGAACTTAGCCCGCCAGTCGATCATTGGTATCTGTGCCACGTTCTCTGATTTCAAGAACGTAGAGAACTCACCGTGCATAGTGTCGTGGTTTCCATGCAACCAGACTACCCACGGGACACCAGCATCGCGCAGGAACCACCGCGCCAGCTTGCGCTCTGTCGGCTTGCTGATGTCGTCCTCCGCGTAGAGGTAGATCATCCGGCCCCAGTTGTCGGCGGTGTCCCCGATGTTGACCGCCATCATGCCTTCGGTCTTCGACATAATGTCGATGTCGCGCCGCAGTAGCGGGATATTACAGTGCGTCCCGAGGTGCGGGTCGCCTACGACCGACAGCCCAACCGGGCCGGGGATTTTGATTTTAACGTCGAACCACGTTTTCGCATCCTCGTTCGCCAGCTTCTTTTCAAACCGGCGAGACAGATGATCGAGGATCGCGTCGACTTCAATATCGTCGTCCGGAAACACCGGCAGATCGAAGACAGGTTTTTCCTGTGGCTCCTCAAGCGGTTTGTATTGGTTCCAATCCACTTTTCGATACTTGCGCTGGGCTGCTTCGAGGCGCGAAGTGCGTGACCCTGTAGATATGTTGAGCTGCTTACACGCTGCTGCAAGGGCACCACCTTTTTTACCCACGGATTCGCCAACAGGGGCGTAACCTTCGCGCAGTTTCTGCTCGACTAACTCAACAAACTCTTTCGCAACATTTTCCGATATTCCGGGGTTAGCCATCTATGCTCTCCAACCTTTTCGCGTGACGTTCCGTGCGGTTTGTTGTCTGCCGGTAAAGGCTGCTGTCGCGGAGTTGTGCTGCGGCCTCGCGCCAATCCTTATCGTTTATAGCTGCATGATGTAGCTTGAATTTTTGGTATCGTGGCAATCCTAGCTGAAAGGACAGGGACGCAATGACGATCCGCGCATTGTCCGGCAGGTCATCAAAGTGAGGGTGTAACGAACGTGCGTCGTTGAGCGCGATTGTTATATCTTGATTGTACAACTGCGTGACACGATCTTCGCTGATCTCGGTGCCGACCGGCCACCCGTATTCCCTGTCTTGCGGAACCAGAAGGTGCCCGATGCCGCACGTCGCATTGCCCAGATGGTCTTCGTAAATTTCGTGGACGATGCCCTCGTCAGCTTCTAGCACAAGGCGCAGGCTTTCCTCGAACGTCAACGTCCCTGTCCTCTGTACTTCTTCCACGAGCGGCGCTTATGTTTGTTCGACGGCTTGCTGTTAGGTCCGTCTCCGATGCTGGTGCGATGCTTTATCTTTATCGGGTGCCAGACTGCCCCTGATACTTTGTTCGCCATCACTTACTCACCGATTTGTATTTCTCGAAGGTCCGCAAGCCGCCCAACCCGAGCATACCCATAAGGACAGGCATCATTTGAGACATATCAAGGGCGGGTAGATCAACAAGGTTGCCTGTCTGTGCCAGCGTGAAAACCAAAATAGGCTGCGCGATATAATTCCACACCAGCGCAACGCCGCATGACCAACCGATAAATGGTCGCCAGCCAGCCACAAAGATACTACGGTGAGCCGCCTCTGTCTTGTTGATATCAAGCTGCGCGATGTCGATCTTCGCCAAATGCTCGCTCAATTGCGCCTCGATCTTGCGCTCCGCTTCAGCACGCTTCTTTGGATCTTCCGGCAAAAACGAGCCAATTACATCTTTGACCAGCGGTAGAACCGCAGGAAGTAACGCACCAATCATTTTGCTATCCTTTCGCTTGCCACAGGAGGATGAACGCCGTTATGGATTTTTTTGAGAGATGCCGTTTCAGCTTTCAGGTACTCGATATCCGTTTGCATCACAGCAGCGGCCATATGATCGCGTCTCAAAAGTTCCGGCGATGACATCTGTGCCAATATATTTATGCGCTGTTCTTGTTTTTCCGTGCGGGTATCCAGCGCATCAATACGGCGATCTAAGCCGCGAAGCCTAACCTCGGTATCGGCGAGTTGATCGATGACAGTAGCCAATTTCTGCCTGACGATGGCTGCTGCCGATACAACACTGACCAGTATCCCTGCGAGCGTCAGGATCATGCGGGCGTCGAGTTCCATTTATTTTCTGAACGCTGCAAATAGCAGCGCAGCCACCACCACACCGAGCAGCATCACTTCGCCGTAGCTAATCACGATTGCTTGCGCCATTTTTTGATCCACCTTTGCACGGTTTCAGTTTCATAAATGCGGATGACCGACCAAATCAAAGACGCCAAAGCCGCCGCCGCAGGAAGCCATTCGACCAGCGTGGCAAGCACGACGGTGATGCTGCTCAGATCGATGATGGTTTTGGCGTGGTTGTCCATCATCCGAGTTCCGGCCAATCAAACAGGACGCCGGTCTTCGTAACGCTGCCGTCCGGGTTGCTGGTGTAGGTCACGAACAGCGCAGCGATGGCGTCGGTTGTCGCAGCCTGTGTGATCTGGTCTTCCATCGCCGCAGCGGCAAGCCTGATCTCGTTACGCCAAAGTTGGATCGCTGCGGGAACTTCAATGTTGGTGTCGATTTTGCGAACGATTGCCCAGTCAGTCTGCGCAAGCAGCGACCCCTGCTGCGCCTTGACCTCGGCGATCAGCGTGGATTTCACACCCAGCGTGACGACCTGCTGGCCCTTTTCGTCGAGCAGCGGATCGCCGTTTTCATCGACCTCGTTGATGTCGTCGAGCGCCTTGGGCGTGCTGTTTACCGTGCCGTCAGTGTTGTATGACCAAGTGTACAACCGGCTGTCAGGATGCGGCTGCTGCACGATCTCGGTGATGCCATGTGCCGCTTTCTCTGCGGCAGACCATGTGTGCCAAGACGCCGGGTGCTGGACGCCGGTCTGGTCGGTCCATGCCTTGCCGGGTTTAATAATCTGCCCGTGGCAGCAGCGATAAATTGTAGTCATATGTGCCTCCTTATCGGGCGTTAGCGGTTTTGAAAGGTGTCTCGGCAAATGCTGCCACGATCATAGTGTCACCGCTGTCATTGATGTCGTAACCACTACCAACTTTAATTTTAAACCCGTTGCTCAAAATATCCATTTCGGCAGAGGTGGCTTCTGCATTAGCAAGATTAGGATAGATTAGTTTATCCGTAACATTGTATGGATTTCGGCTAGTATCAAATAACCGCCAGCTTCCTGTTGAGCCACTAGATACTTTTACAAGAACGTAAGCGGGCCGGAATCCTGTGTAAATAAATGGACCATTTGAGGAACCATTCCCAGCGAACGACGTGAACTTACTAAACCCTTCTACTTCTGTGAAAGCATAAAAAACCGTTGAATTTCCACTAGAGTTAGACGAGCTATTAGTTCCAAAAGTTATCACGGTTGATGTTGGACTTGTGTTATTCCAATACTGTGCGGAAGTGCTTACAGCATTGGCTAAATTTAACCGCAATGCTCCAGTATTTCCTAGCGCACTATGATAGACATTCCAGTTAGTTGCATTAGGTCTAACAGTTGCCATAATAAAATCTGGTGCAACTCCTAAACCATGCCCTGCCGTTAAGTTTGCTCCTGTTCCATCAAAAGTCCCAATTGATAGTCCTGATGTTTGATTAACTGATAGACTGGTAGCTACACTGCCATCGGTATTTGTAGATGTTGTAGGTGCATTCCAGTTCCATGAGACATAAGTAGTAGCAGCGTTGTAGTTATTTCGTGGATTAGTTAGGCTTGATCCATCAGAAAAAGTGTATCCATCACTACCAAAAGCTGTTAGGTAGCCACTGCTGGGGTTGGTGATTTCTCCTGCTGCCACATAGGATGAAGAGAGATATTTTCCAGTTCCACGAACAGTGTCAAATAGACTGTGATCATTAACTATGGCTCTTG